CAATCATCCCCGTTGTTGGCCAACTGGGCATCCACGCCGCAATGCATGAAGTAGGCACGCATCATAGCGCACATCAACACGCAATTGCCCAATGAAGTATTCATGTCACCACTCATTCGGGTGCCATGGACGGTATATTTCACCCGACCATCAGGCACCCACCCAGAGCAGTGATTGACCAATTGATACTTGAGCAACTTCTTGAGACGTTCCTTATGCTTCGAAGTGGGGAAACAACCGAGGTAGACCTCGTGCTCCCATTGAAGTGCTTCATAAGAAACATGCTGATCAAATCGAGAAGCGTCCAACCCCACTGCCACAGGATTACGGAACATATCCCACTTGTTCTTGAGGATCAACGCCGAATCAACGGCATTGAATCCCTTAATAACAGTGGGATGCTCCGGATGAAACAACTTGGCAAGTGAAGCGAACAACTTCTTCTCGAGGGGGGCCAAATACCGGCCGATCCTGACATTAAACTTGGGGTCACGTGGAGATATGACCCTAGGTACAGGATCGGCCTTTGCTGCACGATCGAGCTTCTCGTACTTGACAAAGACCTTCACTGAAGCGTCCTGCTCCAGATTAGTGCGCCCCGCACGCACTTCATCCAGAGCCCGCTGATACAACGCCCGCTTGCGGCCCGAGTACCTATCAACAAATTGCTGATGGCTAACGGGGGCGGTCGACGGCAGGAATTGTTTCAGACTCGCCATCACATCAATTAAGTTGCGACGGAAGACACCGGGCAATGGCCGAGGGGGCCGGGTGAAAACCCCGTCCACCTTGACCAAAAACACCCTCTCAGTTACGGCCCTCTTCAAAGTATCGAGGCTATTTATGAATGGCACAATTTCAGAATGAGGGGCAACGCCAGCCACTCGTACGTAGCGTCGCTCCTTAGGGGTTCCCAGTTCTCTTTTCCACTGCAAACGGTCCTCGTGACCAGATTTTTCGTCAACGAACACTTGGGAGGACCATAAAGGCCCCTCAACTGTATCGAAGGCTACTGTAACGCCACAACCAGAACCAGTGGAGAGAACTGGGCACCCCTATTCTAGGTTCGTAAACTCGTCAGGGATCTCATCCCTGACGACCACGAACGCCTTACCAAAGAGACCACCCAGGAGGCCCTTAGGATCGACACGCTTCTCCCAAGCTCGTGAAGCGGTCACCAACCTCATCTGACGGAAATCATTCGTGGGCACAAAGGACAGGAACAAGGCCCTGTCAATAGCAATGTTCTTGTCAACCACACGAAGATCTTTGTAGGTGGGCTCGTCCAACAACTTCTGGAGCCAACGCCTTGTTACCAACACGTTAGCCTCAGACATGGGCCGAGCACCAAAATTTATAGGCCAGATTGGCAACACACGATGCAAACTTAGATCGTTTGCCCTTCTTAATCATGTGTTTTGTCCGCTCCACAGTGACGATCTTATCCTCCTCCCCGGGCACAGACACCCGATGCTCATTAGTATAGGTATGTGTTTCAACATACTCCAGCGGCTCGCCGCCCTCCAAATCGAAGTCCTTAA